CATGGCTCATTCCGTGCCCATCCGCAACGTGAATGCAATAATGACCTAAAGCGGACAAATACAAGTTGTAGAAAAACCAATGGTCTACATCCTCTAGTCCTTGAGCGGAGAAATGAGGATTACCTTGTATGTAAATTGGATATTCTGCAACTATTCGCAAATTGCTTAAACTGGATGCTTCTCTCCCAGCCGTCCTAATGCCAATACTTCCAGTGCCCCCACCCCAATACGGTGCAACTGGAGTGCCTGCCTTAGCCCCAGATACGTATATATCATCCAAAATCAAGGAGCTTGTATCATAGAGGTCTATGGCTACCTTGGTGAAGGTTGTGTCCGCAGAATAAAAATGTAACCCCTTGATTACAGGTAAAACAACTTGATTAACACCATTGGAAACGTTAAGGCACACATCGTCTGCCGTAGGGACGAAAGTTATTTGGGTAACTTTGGATCCATCTCCAATAATGGATGCGCTTCCATCTATAGACCATGTTGACGTTAATTTATAAGTTCCTGCTGGAATCCTGAGCGTTTTCCCGGACGCTGCTGTACTTGCAGCATTGAATGCGGCTGTACTATCCGCAGATCCTAGCGGATCTGCTCCCCAATCCGTAACACTAACGGTTTCCTGATTTTTGTCATGCTGAGTTCTGGCTACACCACCCGCTAAAGTCTGCTTGACTCCTATTAAATAATCACCTTGTGTTGGATCAGTGGTATTAGCAAGACTTGCCAGAGAACTTGCCGCATCGTCTTTGACGCTAGGATTTGTGTATAGCGTTTCCTGCTTTTTATCCTTAATTTTTATCGAGTAGTCACTATTAGCGTATATCGAGGATGGAGTTCCGGCCCTTACAATAAATCCACCCATGGTACGCAATGGCTGTAATGCTGGTATAGTTAAGGCACGATCCCAATATATATTTATTGGGTTAGTTTCTGGATCTAGATTTTCTGTCCCTACATAAATATATCCAAAATCTAGGTCATCTCCATTCTTATCCACAAAGTACGGATATCCGGCTCCAATTGCTCGGGCGCTCATCTATTACTCCTGTTGGTTTTGTTCTGTAGGACGCATTGAATTAACTAACCAGATATATCTTTCTTCAATCTCCTTCGGTATCCCTGCCATTTTCGCAAACACAGCAAACTTTGGAGACTTGGCTACTTCGCGTATAGCCTTGGGCGCTGGATTAGCCTTTGTTGATGCTTCAATGGCCAAACGCCTGAACTCCTCCGAGTTGAACAACTCCCCAATGGCTGCAAGCCGTTGTTTACTCGATTTACCAAGGGCATTGGCTAGCCTTTCGGTGCCTTCCGCAGCCGCAGCCGCGCCGAAAGGTCCCATACCAACGGCCCCGCCTGCAGTCGCTGCACCTCGTGTGTAGGCAGATTTCAGAATCCTTCCAATCATTGAATCAGCGCCCATGGCAGTCACCAAGGCTTGGTTCGCGGCTCCAGTCGTAGGTACGGTCGCGCGCGCTTCGGTCATGCGTTTTGACACAACATACAGGGACCTTAAAACTTCATCAGCTTCTGGCCCTAGTACTTCTCTTATCTGCTTGTAAACTTCTTTGTTCGCCCTGAGGCTGGGATAAAGCTTTGCGAACTCACTCATGCCGAATCCGCCACCCTTACCTGCCCTCGTTACGCTAGCCAACGCAGTAGTGATGGCTTCCTTTTTATACTCATCCGGTATGGTCTTCATTAGGGTAGAAAATGCCTTAGTTTCGCCTTCTGCCGATGACGTGATCGCCCTTTTCATCAACCCAGCTACGCTTCCTTCAAATTCTTTCCCGAAAACAGATACAATTCTCTTCCCCAAAGCTCGCTCTTTGGCATACAACAGGTTTGCGCCTCTTAGTTGGGTGCGCAGTTCTTCACCCCCAATCTTGCCTACGTTTTGAAGCTGATCCTCTGCTAGGGCACCGTATAACCGCTTCAGAGATCCTTCCGTGACGCTGGAAAATGGAGATTGCTTCCCGGCAATAGCTTGACCAATTTCATCTTTTTTGCGCAGCAATCCACCGTATGTTGGTTTTTCTTTCGATGTTAGCCAAGCTAAAAGTTGTTTTTCCTCGGGCCTGAATGCTTCTGAACCGACTTCATTCCTGATTTCTTCCAGCGTTGTTTTGAGATTGCCCAATTCAACAGGGGCACCCTTTGGAACAGACTGGTTAATATTTTCGTACATAGACTTTGCTTCTTGGGCAATTTGCTCTCTGGTTCCCAAGAGAGATGATTTAATCTTGCTGCTAACTTCGGATGGGCTGACTTGACCCTCTATGAATTGAGCGTCAATTCCCTTCATTACTTCGTCGGCTTGGTCTAGGCTTTCTGCTACTGTCTGCCTCCATACTGCCGATGGTTCGGACCCCCGAATAGCACGAGAGATGCCAGCGGCTTCTCTGATTTGAGGATTATCTGTGAAAACATCAACAGGGAGATCCATGCCCAGCTTTTCAGCGGCGGCCTTGGCCTCTGGATTCACGGCTGCTAGATCCGCCAATTTATCCCGTGCCGCTTTGCCCCCAAAACCAGATCCCGAAGCTTTTTGTAATAGCGTGCCCAGATCCTTTTCGGCGATTTGTTCCCCGCTCTCTTGTGCTACTTTTCCGGCTGCCTCTTTGGCCGCTGCTTTTGCAACTTGACGAGCTTCAACGCCACCAGCAACTCCCCCAATGGCACCACCAGTTAAGCCCCCGAATACGGTTTCTGTTCCGATGTTGGCTAACCTGCTTTCACCCTCACCCGTAGGGCGTAACGCCGCCGCTGGTAACGCCTGCAAGGCACCCTCAAGAGCACCTGCCCCAACCTTAGATAGCAAGCTAGCGCCTCTCAGGGGAGCGCTTACAGCCTTGCCCGCAACACCTCCAACCCAATTGATAGGATCCACAACCTCTGCCACAACAGACGGCAGAAAGCCACCCCCAGATCGTTCCTCGAATCTTTGTCTAGCTTCCATCGCATTCCGAGTGGCTTCCTGAGCAGCGGCTTCTTTCCCTTCTTGCGGTATCTCGTACCTTTGCGGGATGTAGATTGGGCCAACAGTCCCCAATTGTGCTCCCATGGCATTTGCTTGTGTTCCTAATTGCTGAGCACCCAAGATAGATTTTTGGATCCCATATCTAGTGCCTTCTTTGATTTGCTCCCACAGGCTTGGATCAAGATTGCTGCCTGTACGCTCGCCTTTGGGCGTAAACCACCCAGGGTCACCCGTATTACCCTGTTCTGGCCCATACCACAATGCACCATCTTCTCTTTCGACTGTAGGCTTGCCTGTATCTGGTGTTACTGCATCCCGTATGCGGAATCCATACTTAGATTCTTTCCAGGTTGATGCAAGAGTGCCTTGAGGCTCCCCCTTGCCGGGGAAGGCTTCAACATCACCATCCCCGCCACCGCTAGGAGGTTTTGATAGAAATTTCTCGAGATCGCTAGGCATTTATCTTACCCTTCCACCACGGGCTCGAATATCTTGTTTTACCTGTTCTTCTGATAGCCCGCTTTTCTTGGCGTAATCTGCAACCTGTTGCGAAGTAAACATTTCTCGATTCTGATATGGCACTCCATATTTTGACGCCATATTGCGTTGTGCCTTCAACACAATAGCTTCAATTTCCTTAATATTGTTGATAAATCTATCTGAACTTTGAGTCATATCGATGCTTTGCAATGCTTTATCTAGTTTGGCACCCTCGGCTTCGGTTAACTGACCCATAGACTTCATCCTTGGAACTTGGTCCAAGAATATCTGGGACTGCAAAGTCTTTACAGTAGATTCAAGATCTGATGTGCTTTGCATAATTGTTGGGGACCAAGATGAACCTTGAATCCTACCAGTTGCTCTATCAATAACAGATTTAGGAGTAGATAGAACTTTATCAATTGTGTCCAAGAAGTTATCTGATCCAACCTTTAGATTTTCATACTCTGCTGATTTTGTTCGTACCTTTTCATCTCTTGCGGCTTCCATTTCTTGCACTTTAAGTCCAAGTTCTTGCCGTTTAAGCACATTGTTTTCTCGTGACAGGGCCACATTCGCCGCTGCAATCTTGGCATTTTGCTTGGACACATCAATGTCATTCTGTATTTTCTGGATATCCCAACCCTTTTTCTCGAGATCCTGTACCGCGGTTGATTCTGCAAACTTGGCCTTAACCGCAGCCTCCGTCGCCTTGGATTCCTGCTCTTTCAATTTGGCTGGGGCTAGATCTTGTTCGATGTCTTGACCAAGTAGTGCAGGATATGTTTGCGCAAATTTTTCAGGCCCCAGAGCTATCGCTAAATGCATAGCAGTTGGGATTAAAAATGCTTTCCTGTCTTTTACTACAGATTCAGCCATGGCTTCCGCTGCCTTGGCACCCTGTTCATCTCCAGAGTTTCTAGCTGCCTCGGCCTGTTTGAGCAAGACATCCCTTGCAATCTCTGGTTTACCTTGCCTGGCTGCGTTGAATGCCTCTGTGGCTTTGGTTAAATTTGCTTGCTTCTGTGCTTCCGTAAGGCCTTCTCTAGCCTTATCAAACTTTGATGCAAACTCAGGGTACTTCAACATCAATTTGTTGATTCCGTCAACGGTTGGATTTTGATACAGGCTATATGTGTCGTTATTGAATGATTCTGTTCTCTTGCGTTTTAATTCCTCATCCTGCAAGGCCATGGTTCGCGCTTTCTGCTGATCGGCCATAGCTCGGATATCAAAAGAGTTTTTGAACCCATCCATTACTGATTGCATAGGATTAGGAACGTTCGCCAGGGTATAGTTGAATGGATCAGGCATTAGAATTTACCTATGATTTGCCCGAAAGCGTTGCCCATTGTTCCTGCAAGTTGTGCGTTTGCTTGCCCGTTAGCCATGGCTTGCCCTGCTTGGGCTTGGCCTATTTGCGTGTATTGATTTGATAGGTTAGTCCCCAGTTGCATCCCTTGCGCAGCCTGCCCCGCTGCTGATGCCTGTCCAAGGGTGGCTAACTGCCCAAGTCTCCCATATTGTTGGTCAATTAGCTGGGAAAGGACGCGTGGCCTAAACTGTGCTAATGAGGCTTGTATATTACCCCCCCTCAATCCCCCCGTTGCGGACGCATTTTGGAGCATGGCGTTTTCGCCTTGCTGGGTAATTGCACCGAATTGAGGACTATTCTGGATGGCAGCAATGGCTGCTTGCTGCGCTTCCGGCCCCTTGAGACCAAGAAGGGCTTGCTGGCCTCCCATAGCCTCTTGCCCAGCTCCAACATATGGAGACATTATTTCTTGTGCTGCTTGCCATTGTTCTTTTTGCGTGTCTATACCAGCCTGTGCAGATGCCTGCTGAGCCCTCCGGGCCTTATCCGCTGCGACCTTCTGCTGATTCGCTGTGACCAGGCCTACTACTACTGTAGCAGTGATAACTCCGCTCATTTCGCACCTGTATGTTTCACATTATTCAATGATCTTGTTATTCTATAGTTAGTTGTTATTTCTTGGTTTTTTTTGATGCTTTTAGTAGCAATCAATACAATATCATCACCACATTCTACCATCTCGGCATTTGGGTTAATTGAATGATTTGTATACCTTCCGAGTTGAGTTCTTAATCCAAATATTCTTGATGGACCTATTACGCTATTATTGTCTATGTTTTGATTGGCAAAAATACCGAAACCGTGTATAGATGAATTGCTAATAGTCACTACAGGTAATTCGATATTCAATCTGTCTGATTCAATGCACGATTGTGCCCACACTTCTTGATCATCTATTCCCATTTCTTTCAGCATATCTGAATAGTCTGACCTCGAAGCGTTGTTATCATGCAATGGCTCACCTGTAGCATAATCTAATACCTTTGGCCCATCAAAATATAGAAACTCCTCAATCTCTTCTAAATCTTTAAGTGGGCAATAATGTACAGTCACCCATAAAGTATCTTCATGCGCAATACCAATTTGACTTGTGCCAGCCTTGCTAGTGAATATATTATACCCAGTCATTCTGTTATACCCAAACATATCATTCAATACCGATATGTCTCCGTATATCATTATTTGAAGATCGTCTTGACGGTGGACTTTCCCCGTTAAGATTGTCCCCTTTTTTATCAAAAGATGGCGTGCATATAGTTTTTCAGCAAAATGATGCTCAGGCTTCATCAACACTTGAGGCATCAAAATCATTGCCTGTTGGCATGCCTCAATGGAGAATCGAATAGCATATTGCTCTTCAACCCCAATAGTAGCCATTTTATCGAGTTGATGCATCGCATCTCCTGATTCGAGCGGCTGGGGGCTCATGGTCTCAGACATTAGTATTATAGCTCATGGTTAGAATGGCGCAATACATCATGTGGTTTCCCTTCCCGATGCTCGGATGCTTATGGCACTTGCTGCGCTTGCGGTTGTGTAAATTGAGCCACCTGGGGCAAGATTGTGTCCTACTACACCAGGGAATGTATACGTTTCGTTTGGTGCGATTGCACGTGTTATGGTAACAACATTAGCGTTCGTAGCTGTTCCACCCTTAGGGACCAAGTACACAGTCAACGTAGCGTTGGCTACACTAACATTAGTAGCAGTGAACTTATCTATACTAGCATAGCAGTTTGTTGCAGTGTATTGAAGCGTAAGCGCGTTTTCTGCGTATTTTCCGGTTATCAGTTCCCGAACATTCACAGCCATATATCCTCCTCATTTAGCAGAAACAGTTCTACTACCTACGGTATCGGCTTCATAATGCACACCGAAACTTATTACAAACGGGTCATCAGCTGGAGCGACATTCGTGACGCTTGCGATACGTTTCAACCTGATCATCAATTGCGCCCCTATTCGCAATGTTGAAGCCGGTATTGTGTAAATCGTTGATATCCTATGAGTCCTATCAGGCTGGGCGGCTGGGATACTAAACTCGAGGCTCTGGGTTACAGCCGCAGTATAGGCGTATGGAGCAACGGCAGATTCCAGGATGTTGCAAACCGTGTATTCTATTTCCCATTTGACGCCGCGTACTGTTGCATTATTGAGCCCACCTGTCGCCCAATGAATATGAACTTGCATATCAGTGCCTTCTTTCCAATCGTGCAATAGTTCAGCACTTTGATATTGGAGCGCATCGTTTACCGCAAACTGGTCTTTTACGATGTTCCCAACCAAAGCATTCCTTACCGGCACTCCCACACCAGCATTAGGGGTGAAGTCTCGGGTCAGATTCCAGTCATTCCAGACGGTTGCATTTCCGTTGAAAACAAGCGTTCCGTCAGCCTCGAAAAAACTGTAATTTGTAGCGGTTCCACCATATTTCAAACCAACTGCAATTCCAGTTTTCTCGAATCTGCTATTAGCCGTATTCCATTGTAATATTTCATAATTAGACGGTGTTGGGGCATAAACATCGTTCAATCCTGTCAGGGTTTCACCTGTTTTAGCGCGGACATAGATTGATCCCGACCCACCCGCGCTGGCATTTATCACCATTGCCATCTTAGACCGCAGATTGGGCGCGGATGGCTGCACCTTGGTCAATCCACCCGCAACGGTAGAGCTGAAATAGAGCACATCACCATCGGCCCAAGCCTCGCCGTATGGGGTTCCTGATGCGTCTATCCCCCTGACCATCCCATACCCTGTGACATAACCAAAAGCATTGATACCTATGTTTTGGGTAGCTACCCCTAGCATGTAATCGCCAACTATCGATCCGTCAGCGACGGCCTTAGCTATGGTCAATTTACCAGATGACCCGAGCGCACCGGTTGCCATAACGGATTGCCCGTTAGATATGGCTACACCGGATGTATTTTTGGCATAGAAGTGCGTTTCTTGCCCAACTTGTAAAACGACTCCATTAAAAAGACCTACATCTATGGTACCATCATCAGTATTCCACTGGAGACGCCTTTCCTGCGTTACATGTGGCCCATCTATAGGTAGATCAATGTAGTCTGTTGTAATGGAGTTGTTCTGATGCTCAACAGGCCTTAATGCGGCTCCTTCTATGGAATTGCGCAGGGATTGCAGTTCATCTTGAGACTCTTGCGCCTTGGCTATCGCATTCCCAATAGATATTAATATATAATCAAGAACATTGGTGGATAAATTATCAACTTGTCCAAAAAGATTCTCGAATTGTTTTATTAATTCATGATCGTTCAAGAATGTTGAAAGTTGCTTGCGCGTAAGTCTCAGTTTAGACATATCATACTCCCAGGGGCTCTATTTGAGCCTCCAACCTGCCAAAATGCAAGTGAGCGCTACTATCCCCGGAGAATCTCTGGATACGCCAGTTCCTCATATTTCCTTGTTTATACCATACGATACGTTTTCTCCTGTCCCCTATTTTTCCACAACTGCGATATTTTTCTTGACTCCATGTTGATCCATCTATACTATATGCAGTAGATATGCTAGGATCGTCACCAATAGCTATATCTCCCGTAATAGCAACCAATTCCAACTCGTTCAATAATGCGCCTCTACTATTATTGTAAATAATTGATGTCTGGAACTCCCATCTTACTTTTGATCCATAATGAGATCCAATATCATCAGTAAAATAACCTAATTTACTTGTGGTAGTGTCTCCAGATATCCACTTATCGTAGCACCACACGAGATTTCTAGCTCTATATTGGCTAAATCCACTTGTAGATGATGTAAGAATAAACCAAACAGGCTCACCAATCACCTGAGAAGCTGCGCCGTCATAAACAAGAGTCTTGTCTGCTAGGTGAACATATAAAAGCTGGTTTGCCCGATCATTTCTTGTCTCGAGTAATGCTTCTGAAAGCTGATACTCTGTATATTCTAATAGTATTTCGTCTATTTCCCTGGTGCTTAACTTTATGCTTTCACCGTTAGATCCAATATATATACTTGGTGATTCATTTCTTCCTGATCCCAAGAAGACCAAGTTTTCCATGTATCTGCAACATGTGTGTGTTCCTATACAGCCTTTTTGAATCTGCGCTCCCTCAATCCTCCCCAGAGGAAAGAACTCTCCTCCAACATTATCAAATACTTCTGTGGTGTTTCTATTTAGTACATATATCTCATTTCTAATTTTTACAAGGGCCAATATTTGATCTGGATCTGCTTCTGATGATCCATATTTTAATGGATTGACTTGTAATGGATCAATCAATTCTGTTACTACAAGGCTAGTTCCATCGGTAGTTAGAAAGTATCCATCGATCCACTCATGATCAATGACGGTTCCTAGATCGGGGTCAGATACCTTTGTTAACGATGCTCCATCATAATAATAAAGCTGACCAGATGCAGATATAGACAACCTATCAAAAGAATAGTTCATAGTTACTGTATCTGATCCAGGGATAGTCCCAATTATGGTAGCGGTGCCAGCGGGTGATATTTGGCATAAGTCACTGCCCATAACGCGGTAGAGCACACCGTTCCACTGTATCCCACCTCTATCGATCCCAGGTCCTGTCCCAAATTCTATGATTCCATCGGATGGCCTAAAGTACCCTGCGCTGATCCCAGTGGGCACGGGAACCGGAATCATATTTACAGGATATGAGCGTCTCCAGTCTTTACCTATGCCATTAAGGATCGGTATTTGCATGATCTAGCCAATCCGCCAATTTGTGCCATCGCAATGAACTGGCACTGTGTTCGCACCACCAGCGGCCACCACAGAATTAAACGTGGTGGCGTTAGCATCGGTAACAGTGGTCCTTGCCCCTGCCCCAACCGTAGCAGCCGCCGGTAAGACCGCAACGGTTGTAGCGGTGCTTTTTAGGTAGGAGCTAGCGGTAAGACTCGTGGCAAGAGCCGCACCAAGGTTTTGTCCCACATATGCAGCCGCAACGGTGAACGAACATTTCCGAGCATCCCCATTCGACGTTGAAAACACCGGGACAAGATCGCCACCAGAGACAGAAGTGACAGCTGAAAGTTCATTGATTGTGCTCATTTATCACCTATTCAAAGACGAAAATGCCATCAGATCCTATCTGTAATTGATCTTCAGGCGGGGAAGTAAACTCTTCTGACGAGTAAATAGCTTTGGCTCCAGCCCCAGCAGGCATAGATGGAAGGCGCATCTCTGGCGGGAAGGTTGCCCGTGAATACAAAACATTCAAAGCATTCCGAGCCGTCATCTTGGTTGCTGGATTCAGAGTCTTACCCACACCAGGCGCTAGCCGCATAGCTAGATTGGTGATGATAGCTTCGTAGGCAGAATCAGGGACTCCGGTATCAACATCAATGTCGATGGTTGATGGTGTGGTGGCTATAGGATAACCCAAACGGATGCCTTTACCATTCCATTCAGCCATCATTGCATCCAAGCGCCGACCAGCTGCATTCATGTCACCTATTTCTAGGTCAAATACATAATCTGCCATACCTATTTCGGCGTAGGCCTCAGTAATAAACTCGCGCTTGGTGTATGACATGTCACTTACCTGCCAAATGGTTTACTTTCTCCAATAGAGTTTCATAACTCATCTTCCAGTACGTTTTGATGCCTAGTTCCTTCGCCTTAGCATCAAGCTCTTCTCTGGTAGGGGGAGTGCTGTCTTCTTCAACATCATCTTCTTTATGCGCTAGATCTTCTAGTTCTAAGGCTACTTCTACGACATCAGGAACGGGATCCAGAGGCATAGATTCAATTTCCCACGGTTGTAGGGCTTCGCCCAAATTCCCAAACCATCCATCCTCTAGCATCGTGGAATATTCTTGATCATTTGTGACCAATTTATAATCGTACTTGCCACCGGCCCTTTCGTGCGGGCCTCCATCTTTGTATACTAGGCGTGGGAAGATCATTTCTTCCTCCCCTTCGCTTTCCCAGGCTTACCCTTGGCTTCTTTTGCCGTATTCAAAGCAATGGCCACGGCCTGCTTTTGAGGCTTCCCAGCTTTCATTTCTTTCCTGATATTACTAGAAATGCTTTGTTTGCTATAACCTTTAGTAAGAGGCATTGGGTTCTCCTTGTGTTGAGAGGGGGCAAAAATCTACCCCCTCTCGCGTCTATCGAAACTGATTAGCCAATCCTATATCCAACCCATGCATTAGTTCCGGAATAACGGAAAAGCCACGTGCCATAACAATTAAAGGTAGATCCAGATGGACCAACCGTAACTTCCCCAACAAATGTTACATCACCATCCCCAGCGGTGAGAGTAGCGATATCATCGCCACCTGCACCAACCGTAATGAGGTGAAACAAGAATGAGTCGCCCGTAGCAATATCAGCAGGGCATGCAGCGGTTAGAAGTGCCCCAGTAGGCGTAGTGAGTGTACGGCCAGTAGTGACCGTGAACACAACGATGCCGTTGATCATTTGGGCACCCGTGACGGTTTCGGCACCGTCAGCTTTGGGCGTGGCTGCGGTCTGTTGGAAGTAAATCTGCCCACCAGCGGACCGATGGAAGATGCCTCCCGCGATGCCTGACCCAGCCTTTGCGCCTGGGGTCATGATGATACTGCCACCATTACCGTTAGTAGACGCAGCGGCTCCGCCAGTCAAACTGACATCGCCACCATCTCCAGTGGCCCCAGCGCCGGACGCGCCGCCAGTGACCTGAGCAGCTCCACCAGCAGCGGTGCCTTGACCAGCTCCACCGACCACTTTACCAACACCACCGACACCATTACCATTAGTGCCAGCTCCGCCAGTAACAGACGCAACACCACCATTACCAGAGGTGGCCCCACCAGCACCAGCGGCCACAGTGGCGGCACCTCCAACTCCAGTAGCACCAGGCTGCCCACCTGTGAGGTAGACCGCACCACCCGCATTGCCAGCCGTGCTAGAGGTGCCACCCACAACTGCCACATACCCGCCCTGAGCAGCGGCCAAACCCGAAATCGTAGCAGTAGCGTCAGCCATACTCAGGTCAGGGGTAGGTTCAAACACGGACGGTGAAGCACCGACTTCATAGTATGCTACAGCTTCACTAGCTTCCATCCTTACTTCAGTTTTTCCAGAGACTGCGGCACTTGTGTACTCGCTGCCAGCGGTGGTAGTAGCCACCAGGTCCCAAGTGTCAGGGTGGTTAGGATAGCCAACCTTTTTGTATAGCTGGACTGGAGACAAACTATAAATACCGATCTTTTCTGCGTCAGGTACGGTTGCATAACCAGTCCCATTAGAATAAATAGTTCCCATTGTTAGCTCCTTTCTAAGCCTAGGTCTGATTAAAGAGAATGATTCCGCTCATTTCGGGTTGCTTGTTCACAACGCCGAAGTATGTATCACAGCGGAATTTGGTTTTCATCGTATTGATGTCGTATTGCTTAGACATAACCAGTTCAATCCCCTGGTCGGTGGTGCCACGCAGCACTTGGGCACCAGCACCATCCGGGACCGCGTAACGTCCAGGAATAATTTCTAGCGCGTCTTTCTGCCAGAAGCAATTTATAGGAGCTGCGACGGTGTTAAGGAACACGATGGCGCTATTTGGAGCCTTAGTATTAATAACGCAATTCTGGTATTGGGCCGTCGCATCGCTCACGACCTGGTTGGTGATCATAGGCGGGGTGATGACAAGATGCGTGGCATCAGTCACAGAAATTACGCGGAAGGTCTTGAGCTGGCCCGTGTCGCCCTTGGTGATGTGATGCACCGCGTCAAGAGTAGCAACCGTGAAGCAATCACCAGCGGCCACGCCAACAGTGGATGAAATTGTAATCGTCTGGAAACGGTTATCGACATTGGCGGTTTCGCCCGTGGTGGCCGTAGAGGTGGACACAGGGACGTAATAATTAACGGCTGCATCCAACGTTGACATTGTAAGGCCCGCTCCACCACCAGCAGCGGTAATACGGTTTGCGTAGTCAAACTTGTATGTCTCAAAGCTGGCCACAGGACCAACGTACGCACGCTCATAGGCCTTTTCGCTCTTGGCATTACCGAATGATCGGCTAGCCTTGGACAAATCAGCGGCCATGCCGTTGTAATCACGGGTTGACAGACCCAAATACCGATCCCACCCAGGGACACCAGCCTCATTCATTACCGCCTCGCAGAGCGCGGCATCAGCGAAGCCCGAGGCAGCAGCAGCCACCTTAACCACCATGCTACCGTAGTTAGCGGCTGCATTCATGATTGCGACATTGATATCAGAAGCAAGCTTCTGCTTGGCCGAATCACCAAGCCGCTTTTCCTGGATCGCATCCCGCATTTCTGTTGCGCTCATAATCCATGGCACAGATCGGCTATAACCAATGGTGGCAGGGACGCTAAGTTGGGTCTGATCCCCAAAATTAGCAGTCATGTCCGTCCCGCTATAGGACTGCATGATGTAAGGTTGCGGACGCCAGATGACGTTATTGGTCCGCTCCATCAACACCTGGTCGGTCCTGTAAACACTCACATTGCGAGATAGCACAAGGGCATCATTGAACCCTTCAAGCAAATCCTCGAATGCGACCCGTTCCTCTTTATTAAAATCGTTGCTCATACTTCTCCTTTATTCTTTTGTTTTGCTTTTTGCTGAGCCCTATATAGGTGAACCTTTGTATAATCACCTGTTTTTTCAGCTTCAGCACGAAGGCGGTCTAGGTTGTTATCCATCCCGCCACCGACAGAACCAGACCTAACAGGCACAGTTTCAGGTGGGGGTGGGGTTTTCTTGGTTACACTCACTTTAGCCTCCAGGTCGCGAACCGCAAACGCAAACGCAATGGGATCAGTAATGACGGCCAGTTCTTTTAATCTGGCTTCGTTTTTACCCAATGCATAAATGAATGAAGCTGGGTTTTTGGTGTATTGAACAACAATCCCTTGCTGAGTCTGATTCAAAGCTTGCGTGACTTCCGCTTCTGACTCAACGTAGTCATTCACCTTCAACTCTGCCTTGAGCTTTGCATAGGATGACAGTCTCTCCTGCCAAGCCTGCTCATGCTCAGTTTGCTTTTTGCGTTTCTGCTCCTCTTCGGCTTCGGCATGCTTTTTGCGGTCATTCCACGCCAGTAATTCACGTTCAAATATTTCATCGTCGAAGTCGCAACCTGAAAGAGTAGGCTTTTCTCCCACAACCGAAACAGGTTCCGGCTGGGGCTTAGCCTTTTCTAGCTCAGCTTCAAGTCGCTTGATTGTACGCAATTGCTCTTTGTGGCTTTTCCGCAACTCCTTTACCCACGGTGGAGCCGTTTTAGTCTCCTCTTCCTCGGGTTGTGCTTCACCCTCAAAAGTTACTACGACTTCGTCACTCTCTGGCTCAGCAGGTGTTCCCTGTTTTGGCTCAGTCTCTGGGGTCTCCCCTTCGATAGGCTCTTGGGTAGTCTCTGCTTCTGGTTCCGTGACGATTGTTTCTGTGTCTAGGCTCATTGTCCCTCCATCGCGCCGATTTCGGTTGGGCGGATACCGTTTTGCTGCATAAATGCCTGAATCGTCCTTATGGCGTTCTCACGCTCCATAGCATCGATCCCGGCGAGTGTTTCAAGCGTCTTTGCGTGCGTTAATTCTGTATTTGCAGTCACCTGGCCTGTCTCGGCCAATGCCTTTTCTGCCTTAGCGCTAGCCTCTCTTGACATGGCTTCGGCAAGTTGAGTGTTTGGATCGGGTGGCCTGTTAGCTTCTGCTTCCTCCAACCTCTTCTTGTCTTCTTCACTTGGGGGTAGCGTGCCCATGCTCACCAATCGACGACGGAAATACTCTCGCACGTCTTTGAGCCCTTCACCCTCAAGGTTCATAATCATGAGTGACTGTAGAACTTGAAGCGTTTCTGGATCCTGCACAACCCCCATCAAACTAGTAATAGATCTAGTCATGGATTCGCGCTGGGTATTGAATGATGGCCCAACCTCGACAAAGACATCCATCTTCGCTTCCGCAAGGTCATTCGAGTATTTTACCTCATCATTTTCGCCCAATGTAGGCTTCTTGATTTCTACGGTACCAGGTTCCCCATTGACCCCGACCGTTTTCATCTTTCGCTTATCTTCTACGTATACTTCTTTGGCCATTGATAGCCAAATCTCTCCACCGCACTGAACAGACTTAGCAAAATTGCTCATATAAATATAAGCCTGCAAGTCGATGCGCGTCTGAATCAGCTCTACAGTCTTGGAGCTGATATTTGACACCATCTTGTCCGCATTCTGAGGATTGCCCAGAATATCAGCCATGTCTGTTTCTGTAATCTGGAGCAAAGTTGCTAACGCTTGCGGTATCTGTGGGGGCTTGGTGTAAGCAAGCGGGCCAGAGGGCATAACCTGGCCTTCCGCGTCTGTGATAGGATTAACCAGCAAGTAAGGATACTGCTTGATATTATCCTCTTGCCACATCACTTGATGGCCTGCGATCTGCTCAGGGATGAAGATGGGCTTTTCGATAGACGAGTAAGCGCTTATCTCTGCTAACTTGGAAAGCTGCATATTCTTCAGGCGCTGGGGATCGCGGGCTAGGCGCACATGCCCCATACATCGCTCAACACCATCTACAAACCATCGTTTGCCGTAGAATGGAGCAATTGGAATACGCTCACCAGCGATGTATCCACAGTCTTCCAATACCTTTCCGCCCGACATAATGTATTTGTGGACTCTCTTCTGAGGGATGCGCTTGCTTTGGACTAGCTTGTACCCAGTAGCCTCAAGCTCCTCTTGTAGCTCCTCATCCTCGTCATACTCTTTCTTGTCATAACGTTTAACTTCACCATTGATCCCATTAAAAAACAGTACGGTTTTACCAGAGTCCACTACCTTGTAATACTCTGCAATATACACCTTGTCAGGAGTGGCCCAGTCAAACTCTGAAGCGGTCACTTCCCGATCCCAGGATGATGGTGAATCATTATAAGTATCCTTATATGATTCATAACTCATAGGAACCAAAACAAAACAGTGTTTAGCATCCTTTTTGTCTTGCCTACTTGCGTCAATGTCGAAGAATACGCATGAATCAGCCTCAAAAATGGGCTCTATCCTGATCCTTTGGCGTGTGTCAGTTTCATCGTCAGGATATTCATATTCCGTTCTGAGCCTCCAGGCACCGAATCCACCACGCAAACCTTCACTGAATGCGTTATCGTATGCTTCATTGGCGATACTGTCTTGTTCATCCGCCCGGAACAACCCATCGCATGTGTCTGCCAGTTCATCATCCCGGGTGCCATCACGAGACACGAAGTCGGCAGTAATACGGTTATTCCTATACTCGTTTTCAATCCTCAATACAGATAGGTGGACCTTGTTCACCTCAAACATGGGCTTATTCTGGAACTGCTCACCTAGGGCACCTTCCCATTGAGCACCTGGAATATCACAGAAGCGCCGATCCTTCAGGCATTGCTGGCGTTCCGGCTGCATAACCCCGATGATCCTATCAAACTCTCGTATTGCTTCATCATGAACGGATCGAAGTTTTTCGTCATTTGTAGGACGGGCCATTTGTGACTCCCGTTACATCTTACGCCAATGGTTGGCTATTGGCAATGGGTATGCATCAATTGTTTTGGGCTTTACTGGGGCGACTATACCACCGAACAACTCGGATAGCACCCAAAACCACGCGTCAGCCCTGTTTGGGCTATCTGATCCAGTGTAACCATAGGAAGAAAATGCAACTAATTCATCTTCCAATTCATGGAAGTCGCCAACGTGCCTTACCTTCCCTTGCTCATACAATGCGCTGAATGGCTCAGCTCGCACGTGCTTCCCACGTGATGCGTTGACGGACTTATACGGCGTGCGAGGCCTAGCCGATTGGATGGTCTGCTTGACCATGGCTCCACCATAGTTCTGCTCGCCCACAATAACGTTTGCCTCATGCTTGTCGTATGCCGTGGTGGCGACCCGAGCCCAGGTAGCAGGCCCTGCTTTGACTGTGCAATCCTCCAACAGATATGCGTTGCCGTCCGTCCCGAGTCCACCCACCACAATCCCGATTGCGTCATTGTCTGCATTGTTTTCGTCATCCGCTCCGCTCGGGTCAACACCTACCACCACTCGCACCAGGGGCGGGACAGTGGAGGCATCCAACACTCTCCATTTATCTATGTCCTCGTCATGGAATAACGCGTTCGGCGTTGCATCCGAAAACTCGCCTTGCATAAATCTCTTGCGCAATCGCGAAGGTAAGCCCTCGAGCGTTTGCATGTAGTCATCACTAATATTCTCTATATTGTCTTCAGGATTAATCTTGAACCACACATAGTCGTTTGGGTCTCGAAGCGGCAATTTGCCATCCGGCTCTCTTTTTTCGATGAATATACGATAAGTCCAGTGTGATTTGGATGGAGGATTCTCGTCATAATACATGCGAGGCTTTAGCTTTGTGGCTGGCCTGCCCTGAATTGCCTGGTCAACTTGCTGAGCAAGACGAGTTACCGCGATATTTCGAGACTCAAGCGGGATCTGGCTTACCTCGTTTAGATATATTGTGACAAACTCCATGCCCAATATCTTTTCGGTTCGTTCTTTGTCATCGAGGCCACCAAACCAAATCTGTGAACCATTTTCCAGTTCTGCATACCAATCTGTTTTACTGATTGAATATTTCACCCCCGGGAACGCTAGGCGCATCACCTTTGGAAATGTGTCCATAATCACGGAGGCTTTAACTGCGTTGAAGCGAAATCTGAGTATCGCATGCCTTGAATTAGGGGCCTTTAGTGCCCTCATAACTACATTACGAGTCAGTAGGAATGTTTTCCCACTCCTGCTACCACCGAACAACATGAGATGCGTTGCTTCACCTGCCAGGACGGCCTGTGCCTCTTCCTGACGCCTGGTTAGCTTCATAGCGCCTCATCATACTTGGACGCTACCACAGTGACAATTCCGGAATGCTCGACACGCTCTTTAAGCAATCCATGGTACTTAGCCAACATTTCGGTATTCTTGTCTTTATCGGTCAACTTAATTTTCCTCAGGAGACCGATGGCGTGTTTTTGATCCCCTGATCCTTCAAATAACTCCACCACTTCCATGGATTGGATGCTCCTGCGAACATCTTCAGGGATATCGCTCATTAATTTTAATGAACCATCTTTTTCGTAGAGGTCTGCGCAGTCTAAGGTTGCCCTAGTAGAAATGAGTCTCAATAGGTCATTTGCCCCAAGATGTGATTCCCTGAGCAGATCTTCTGTCAGTCCTTGTATGAATGCCCAGGTCTCAGGATCGTCTAGGAGTTTGGATCCCAAGACATATGCAGTCTTCGGGCTATACCCTGCGTCCTTCGCGGCTTGAGTGGCGTTGAAGCCATTCTCCACATATTTGTGAGCGAATAGGACTCTTTGTTCATTCAGTGGCATATTAATCCCAGGTAATTTCTCGGTTCATTTCTTCCCGCCCTTAGATTTACCTTTGCCTTTACTCTTGCATGCCATGATTTACCTCGCATGGGTAGGTTACGTTATAACGATTTAGTGCGCAAGGCACGGGTGACTCTACGGGCTTCCTTGGTCGGGTCAAATGACTTGGGGACATCTAGCCCCGCAATTGTGTATAGATTTTTGAGGCACTCACTGAAAAGAGGCATCACTTGCACCGCAGTATCAGCCTCTTTGGTGGTGTAGAGAGTGGCATCGGCTGCAATCCAAGCGGCATTCCACCGGATGGTTTTCCACTGCTCATCAGACATATCAGCTAGTTTGGGGTGCGTTACTATTTTTTGATGGGCCATTTGACTAAACACATCATTGAAGATGAACCTGGCTTGCTGGTTCCACCGACGCCATTGACGTTTAGGGACTTTATTGATGTTTTCGCACGCCTCGGATGCGCTCAGAGCTTCCGGCATTTCGACCACTTCTACTTTCTTAGGCATCTTGCACCTCTTGCGGTATTGTGTGCCCCGCGTGGCGTGAACATTATCAGTCTATTGAGGTGTATATGCAAGGGTACATAAAAACCCCCTCACGACGAGGGGGCCAACGGTGAAGGCGAATGGAGTAACACCTTCATTGGATTAAATGTACAGCAATACAGACTAATGGTCAAGGGTACGCGAAAAGGCCCCCACACCAGGTAGGGGCCAATCACAGCATGCTGGGGTATCCATAAGGAGGCTTTTCAGCCCCAGGGGGGTCCTACTAGTGCAACGTGTACACGTTGAGACCCATTGCGTTACAAGTGTATCGTGTTCAGTGCCTCAAGTCAAGGGTTTAACGCAGCCCAATATAGTGAGGGCTTTCCCAATCCTGTTGGCGATATGGCGCATGATATCGACATCATCCATCGGGACGTAAGGTAGACCAAAGAGCTTCGCGGAATCTTGGCCGTAGCCAGGCTGCATCATTTCGTTTGCCTCGTGCAGGATGGATTCGAGGTGATCCCGCATGGTCCAGGGGGTGTCGGTTTCGGTGGCAGCGACATCAGCCTCGTGTCCGGTGAAAATCTTGGTGTTCATGTCAACTCCTACCCTGGAGAGGCAAATATTTGCGTGCCTGTGGATCCCAGACTTTACCCTGCCTCAGCATGGCGATATCGCAGAATCGGTCCATAATCTGTGCAGTGGTCAAAGGTGTATCAATGCCAAAAAGGTTCGTAGGTTCTACGGTAGTGTTCATCTTAGCTCCTTGTGTGTGTCGCCTCTCGACACAACAAGAATACGTCAACGCTCTACACTCGTCCAGCCCTTTCTGTGTGATTTCGGTCACACTGAGTTAGGCTCTCTAAATCAACTCAAGCCAATCGCAAGTGAGTCCTTGCCGTTGTTATGGACGGGGCACGAATCACGGGTTACATAGATGGGCGTTCCGTCCTCTTCCTCATACATCCCGAGACCATGACGGTTATCTAATACGGCGCATATGCAACCGTTTGCGCGCGCCTTGTCGCTGCCTGGTGCTCCTTTGGGGTGGTCACGTAGTGGTGTTGGCATATCTAGCTCCTTTGGGCAGGTTTAACAAGCCATGTTTTGGCGACAATCAAATGCCGTGGTGGGTGGACGGGGATCAACTCTGTCACTCCCGTGCGTCGGGTTGATCGCACCATGCATAGGATGTAGTTGTACGTGACCAGTGCCCCGCGATAGATTCCGCCTCTTGGTTTACGCTTTGATGCCATTATTCCTCCTATGATGGTTTAATTTTGGTGCCCCCACAGGGATTCGGACCCTGGACCTACCGCTTAGAGGGCGGTTGCTCTATCCACTGAGCTATGGGGGCCAGTATCACGTTTACCTCCCAGCGTAACGCCCCGCCACAACCCCAAGCCCGAACCCAATGCTCAGGTTTTTGAACGATATTTTCCAAGCATTCGCCCGTGTGGCTGATCGTTCGGCATCAAGTGCCACTTTGTAGCTTGATGCCGACAGCATGTATTGGTTGGACATCTTTTCGAGTGTTTGATTGTCTAACGTTAGTTTTGAGATTTGCAGGGCTTTCGCCTGGTCTGATTGCTCGAGCTTGGCGATTGCATCGCTAGCGGCCTCCAGGGCTTGCTTAGATTGTACGAGCGCCTCTCTGTAGGGCTTGACCGCCTCTGCACACTCTGGGGGGACTGGGGGCAACGTAGGCTGGTTTGCTACGATTTGGGCGAGTTGTTTGTAGCGTGCAATGGCCGTGTCGGCAATCTGTTGTTTTTCCTGGATCACCTTGGCTTGGCTCTGGATCTGTACTTTGGCCTGCCCATGCTCAACCCGTAGCGCCTCGGCGTTTTTCATTGCCTCTTCGGCCCGGGTCTCAGCTCGGATCACCTTATCATGTTCTGTTGATTTGACTATGCTTGCTACTCCCAGGACGACCAAGACAATACCGATTAGGCCCAGGCTCAAAAAGAAGAGTTTCGCTTTGCTTATCATGGAGCCTCCTGCGTTTTGTTGGATTCGGCGAATCGACCGCCCACGTATGCTCCTCCAGTAACGTAGAGCGCGGTTTTGAGTAGGTCAACAATTTGCCCCGTCATTCCCTCTTTTTTATATGCTCCTCCGCAAAACGATATTGTTGACACCACGACAAAGGCAAAAAGGATGCGTTTGCTTGACGGTGTTCCGTTGGGTTCGCTGAATGCAGCACCAAACCATGTCAAGCATTTTTGAAGGATTGCCATCATACCTCCTTGTAAACCGCTTTGCCTGTCTCAGGATCAACGGTTGCGGTTTTGGTGATTCGGCGCGGGAGTAGAGCACCTTTGCGAACCTGAACATGGATCCAGCGTGATCGGCCTTTGGTTTCTATGATGAGCTTGTCAAATGGAATGCTTGAGTTTTTGATCGCGTCGAATGCATACTCGATACCTACGCACGCGGGATGAAAATCATATGCTCTGCCATCCATGTGCGCACTGTTGGGGTCACCATGGCAGGCTGCGTTGACATACGGGTTACGGTAGCAACTATGCCCAACCAATGGGCAATCAAGCAACGCCAGGATTGGCTCCAATACGTCATTGCAAAGGCGTGTGATGTTCGCCTCGATCTCTGCCACGCGATCACCAGGCATAGAGTTATCAAGGCCTGTCTTCGTGCGTGTCATTTCACTTTCGTTAAAATGTTCGCTGTATTTCATCTTTTATCCTTATATTGTGAGTATAGGTAGGATTCAGCCAAAACGAACAATAGTAATGCACCCCAAGCAGTGAAATAGATCCCGTCATTCGACGCTACCATTATCAACGATGCGCTGATTGCTATGCCTATTAAGCATAGTATGCCGTAGAATACTTCAACGTGTTTCATAACTTTACCTCACCTTATCAAGCAATTCGTCAAATGACCCCTCGCCTATAAGATTGCGTTCCCAAATATCCCAGAATTGCTTTGGGTTCATCTTCCTGACCTTATCGTATCTTTCCCCAATTTTGTTGATTGCATTAACCCACACATCCACCTCTTCCGATTTGGAGCGATACATGGACAGTAACCACTCAATCCTTGCTTCAGGGAGAGGACAGGTTATCCAGTCCTTTGAACCTGGGAAAAGGTCATCAGGCAGTAGATCCCGAATGCGTTGTATCTCACTTGATTTAGGCATCACCTAGCCTCCCCACTTGTTTCCATTGTTTAGGCTTCATCCGGCCAGTTGTCACCAGCAATCCATTTTGCAAGATCAACCCGCCTAGAATTGATCCACCATTTTGCGCGCTCCATTCGTGTGATCTTCCTGGGGGGCATATAAGACTGCATCCTATCCATCCATTTGCGCTGCCAGATGAGTCTTTCCATTTGCATGGCCACTAATCGCCTCACAATGCCGACAGAGAATACGTCTGGCCTAACCGTTGCATTAACCTGTCCCTCGCCTTCGTCGCTCATGTCACATCCTCCACTTCCAGTAAAAATACCACTTGAACATACGACCAAATCGCGACACCTGGCGCAGATAGGGGTCAAACCAGCGGTCTACAAACTCCCCTTCAATCGTAAAAACGTCACCCTTCTTCATCCCGTAAGCTTCAATATCATCCTTAAGCACCCATTTCCTGAGCTTCCTTGGCTTCATCGCCTAACCTCCATACCACATTCTACGCCCGTTGAGCATGATTACCAGTGATACGCATCACACCTTGAACCCTTCTAGGCCTTTAGTTGAACCGTTTTGGGATCTAGGCGGCTTAAAAAAACAACCAACTCCAGCGACTTCCTTGGGGTCATCGTCCCGGACCTTGTAGGCCAAGTGCTTGCGGAACGTCTCTGGCATGCCCCCCCAACCAGGCTCGAAATGGTTTTTGCAGTGGGGGCAGACGTAAACCCATCGGTTTATATGGACCTCACGCATATACCGCTGTAGGTCGGGTGGGATGCGTTGATCGTCAGGGTCTCCACTGTTCGGCGGGTGCCAGTTTGCGCAAGAGTCGTTACCCTCGGAATACGAGATACCCATTAGCAATTCTCCCTTAGCGCGGATTCCCAACCCTCAGCCTCAAGCCACTGTTTGAAACCGATCATGAAATGGCTTTCATCTTTCGCCCTTTTGGGTGGCATATGTGCGTCGTAGTATGCTTTTGCTCCCATGGCGACTTTGACCATATCCGCCCCCCGGTCATGGATTGAGCGGTAGACCTCAGCAGCTTCACGCGGCCTGGGGTTTTTGGTCTGATCCCAAAACTTTGCCGTTACCCAGTAATTGTTTGCCAGCTTGCCATCGTCTCCCACGTCTAGCACGGATGCAATGCTTGGGCCTGCTTTTGGCTTGAGTGCTTTTTTTGCCCTTGTGGGGGGGGTTGGCATTGCCTCTTCCGTGAGCAACGGCAGTTGCGCACACACCGTAGGTGTACTTGTACTTTGTATCTGTATCTGTATGTCGTTACATGCGTCACTTTCTGTTACTCGTGGCGTTACGTAACGCTTGTTACGCTCCCTGAAACGTCTCTGCCTTTCTGCGGCCTTTGAACGTATGTCATTGGCTGACATTAGGTTGCGGTATTTCTCATGGTTTAGGAGTCTCCATCCGTCTTCCGTGGGTTCAATTCTTCGACCGTCGAAATCCTTGGTCCTGGAATATGGATCGGGCGATGAAAACCGGGTGAGGGCATCTTCACACTGCTCTAGGGTCACGTCTGCCACCTTCGCGATACCGGGGATACTCGCATGGACTTCCCCATCTTTGTCACTCATGGCAAGCATGGTTATCCACATCACTTTCACGTGCAACGGTGTTTGCCACACGGAGCTATGGATGATGTCGCATGAGAGTTTCGTATATCCTACCATCCATGCTCCAAGTAATGCCCCTCCCCCCCCTGTGAGGCATGGGCGCAACCAAACCGGAGGTCTGCCGGTTTTGCGTGTCCACCAGGGAGGGGAGCTAAAGTTTTCAAACGTCCGCGCCTCATGCGGCGGTAAGCCCATTATAGGCCAATCAAACTCGATGGCCACGAATTTGCGCATTGGCCTTGAGGTGATCAATTGCCTCAGCATAGGTACCCGTGAAATTACGGATGTCAAAAAACCCATAGGCCAGCCAAAATACGTTATCTGCGTCTCGGTACCCAGTTTCCACGTCTCGGTAACCATACCCGGTCATACGGTCCAGCACCGTAAATTGATGTCCATCCTCAAGTAATATTCGCCATGCCATGTCTGTTTCGTCTAGGTCATCCCTCTGAACGAAATGAGTAGGGTCTACTTGGGCGTTAAGGGGATATCTCATCAGGACACCAACCCATGGAGCCTTGCCAGCCGGTCCATTTCGCCGAGGAAGTATCGGTTCCACCTCACATCCTCCCGGTTCTGCCCGCTGATAGGCCGCAGGGCAGCGATTGGTAGCGGTTCAAACTTCGCCAGCTTATCCGTGTTTTCCTCTGCCTTGGCAATCAGTCCATTCCGCAGGTTTTCATAGCTAGGGTCTTCGATTGCTTTACATTTCGCCCAGTTCATCTGTTTGCTCCACATCCACAGTTTATTTTACCGCAGTATTCACACGTTACATCTAATTTATACTCATACCGCTCCAACTCCTCCATCACTTCATCCCTTCGTTTTTTTATATCTTCAAACCTGTAATATGCGTAGACATTGGGGTATCCACACTTTTTGATATATACACAATTTTCATGTATATGGGAAGAAGGTAACGGCACGGGTGAAAGCTTGATGGCTATTTGTTTGCTCATACCTGCCTCTTCGTGATGTATCTCGCCAGTGTTTGAACGAAACTAGCATCGTTTATTGTTTTCGTGTTGGCATAAAGAACATACCAACCCTCAAGCGTTGCAGCGTTGTGTTTTTCGTGGTCTCTCAGGATCCCGCTTATAGAGTTGTGCCCCATTACTCTTACTAATCCATCCGCTCCTTTGACTTTGCTGGACATGATTCCTCCTTGCACCTCCACTAGGAGACGCAATTCGGGCCACGCACGATCCCAGGCCCATTTCCGGCCCGGCACGGCCCTAAATTGAGCCTGTCCTTCAGGCAGGCCATACATCCGGATTTGGGTTAGCAAGGCGCGCTCGAGGTGATCCTTGTTCGCTTGCTCGATAATCTTTTTCAGGCTCATCGCACACCGGGCAGGAGTAATCTGGGTTTAGGTAGGAGTTGCAGTAAACGCATCTATCCATTATCACGCCTCCATCTCTCTATCGCTAGGATGTGGTGGGCTTCCTTGCATATGCATGTGATTACATACTCATTTTGGGTGATTGAGAGAATAGCATCTAGCGCTTTTTGTGCTTCGTCATGCCATGGTTTATTAAGTCCCCAATCATTCCAATCGGTTTTTATTTGCATTATCTTGACCCCGGGACAATGACGTATTTGCGAACTGGGGTAATCATAATGATGCTTGGGTATAAGCTGCGTTGCACTCTTGCAATAGCTCTAGTTTTAAATGTAAACATTATATTACCACTCGGGAATGATACTGTGAACCCCCAGCAATGATCTTTTTGTACTAATACACTTGCACTATTATCACATTTTTGTTTGTTTTTGGCTAAAACGGGCATACTTTCTCCTGTGCCTCTTTGAGAGTCTTGTATGGTCCATACTGATTCGAGCTTGAATCCCAAGCGAAAAAATGTTCGTTGAACTTGATAATGAATGCTCCGTCATCTCTACGCCAATTACCGGGTATGGTTTCTTCCCACTCGTTCATACAATCCTCGTTTCTTTGAGTCCACATATTACCCCAACAATGGACCCAGAAATGCTTTCTGAATGGATTCATTTCTTCTCCTTGTACCATTGGGTTAACTCGTCAACTTCCTGCAGAAATGCTTTGACTTCTTTGGTTATTTCTTCCATATAATCGGCGTGGTCTGATTTATTGCATGTTACGATAAACTTCTGCAAGTTTTCTTGTAACCTGGGATCGAATGACATGAAATCCCACTCTTCCAGGCCGGAGCAAATCATGTTGCTCAATACTTGGTCTAAGTGTTCTTTCTCTGGTATTACCCCATCTTTCATCCATTTAAGATGATTCATGGTATTGAATGGGCACTTGATTTCAAGCCCCTTCAAACCTGAATACTTTTGAGTCAAATCCATTGTCGTCCCGTCCGGTGATGCCCCGAACCACGGGATATCGTCGCAGGTATAGAAACCTGGTCGATCCACTGTGCAGTTGTGCTGCATTTCGTACGTAACCCTTGCGACAGGCTCAACCTCTGAACCCCATTTCATCGCCTCTGTCACGTAATGCTCGGAACATTGGCCAGTTAATCTCTCTGTTACAAGCTCCCAAAGATAGCCTTCTCGTTTGACTTTGGTTCCCATAACGTCTTTGACTCGGGATGCTGTAACCCTGCCACAACGCAGAGCATGCCACGCGCCTGTACCCTGTTCAACGTCGTGTAGCATAGACTACTCCGTGCATCACGTCCCCAAGATAGCTAATTGAGGAAAGCCCTAAAATTAAAATAATGATGGATATTATTTCAATCACTCTTTTTGGAATGCTCGTCTTGCTCAGCATCCATACAAATATGCCAAATACAGCGGCTACCGTTAGCGATGCCAGAATGCCGTATGCTAGATATTGCCACGGGCTCATGATAATTGCCCCCGCCTCACGTCATAATAGGCAACGATACCGCCCATGAGTTGAGGGTTTTTGGTCGTCCTGGCCTGTTGGAATAGCATTTTGTAGCAAACTTCCAGCTCTTCCTTGTTTTGGCATTTGTCCATTTGTTCGCGGGCTTCCGACATAGGCCCATCGTCATTTCCGTCTTTATCCTCACCAATGGCCAGGTTAAAGATCATGCCCAGGAGATAGCGCCTAGCGTAACTTGCCGCGCTTCCCGTTGCGTGCGTCTTTGTCATGACATCGTTGCCCTTCGCTCCTTTACCGTCACGCGGGATAGGGAGCTTGTATTGGCGAGTATGGCCTGCCCGGTGAGATACATCACACACCATGACCATTTCGGCTTCAGTTTGCGACTCCACCGAAAAGCTAAGGCTAAACCCGTAATTCGTATAAACCGGCCTGATCGCACGGTCAAGAGCTGCAAACGATGCGTACCTGCTCCGTGTCTGTTCATTCTTGCAATCGGGCACGATGCGCGTTATTTCAGCCTGGGCATTGGCTAATGCTTCTCCGAAAAGCATTCTTGCATGCCTATCCTCGCTATCGCGTTGCATTCCGATAAGCTCTTTTAGTTTGTCGATGTCCAGATCCTTTTGTAAAGCAAACTGGATCAAGCCCATGGGTGTGGGTTGCTCAAGCGTTCTAACTTCGTCTGTCATTTTACACCTTTCTTGAAGTTTTTGATTGATAGTTCAACCACGGACCACGGAAACATCTCTCTAATCTTGGCGGCTTGGGCAGCCCGCGCATCAGCCCGCGCAGCAGCCAACGCATCAGCCCGCGCATCAGCCCCCGCATCAGCCCGCGAAGCAGCCAACGCAGCAGCCCCCGAAGCATCCCGCGCAGCATCCGACGCATCAGCCCCCGAAGCAGCCTCCGCAGCAGCCCGCGCAGCATCCGACGCATCAGCCCGCACAGCAGCCCACGCAGCAGCCCCCGAAGCAACCAATTCCTCGTCTGTGGCTTCGCCGTTTGCATGTTTTCCAGCGACAATGACGGCGTTTTTACTGTGATCATCCGTCAAAAGATCCCAAACCGTACGTCCGTCCGCAAGTGGAGTATTTCGCACACACCAACAAGCGAAAAGACGGTGAGACTTTGGATTATCGTGTTTTACGATACGCAGTAACCACAGCATCCAGTCGGGGCGTGTGCATGCCTCCCACGCTGCTTTTAGGCTTTTGTGCGTGTCTGCGAACTCCACAGCCTCACCGCATGCCCCGATGTTGTCTAACCATTTCGCGTGTGCTCTCATTTTATCTCCTTATGCGGCCTCTCCGCTCAATTAGTTTCGGGCATCCTTTGCACCCGTCAATGTGTTTTTGTGTGACTTCAGGCACAGAAAAGCCCCGATGTCCGGGGCTAGTCCACACTCACTTGAGGATCACTAGATCGAGCCTCAACTCGATGGGTTAAGGTGTTGGGGGGATAGGGGAGCGCGCCGCCAATGGGTCGGCTCTGAATCTAAAACAACACATGAATCATCATAACTTGCATCCACCCCGACAGGATCCCAGTCTGCATAACTAGATGTCCACGATTTCCACACAACCGAAACGACACCTGATGGTGTATAAACCAGAATATTACTACCATCTTTTGGTGCCGTTTCAATCGGTTGCCATTCCATTTTCATCCCCCATTGTTGTATGTTTTATCCAGCTCATCAAACAAGATACGCACGAAATCAGGGTCCATTCTGAGCGTTTTGAATGTATCCACAAAGGTGTCAAGCGGAACCCCATGTTGTAAACCCACCGATACCGCCATAGCAAATGCATGCATCATTGATTTACCGAACGTGCCTTCGCGACTGTATTCTAGGAATATCTCGCCAAGCCTGCCGTCTAGGTATTCTCCGCAGGAAACCGTCATAGCATGGCCATTGTCTCCAATATTGAAATGCATGCATGCGCGGCGCTGGGGCAATCTGTAGCGGCGTGCCGGGCCTTGGGGGGATTCACCTAGCATGAGAGCGCATTCCAGGCCTTGACTAGGCGTGACTCAATCGAATCGAGCTTGTCTGGCAATTCGTCGGGGTGGATAGCGTATGCCGTTAGGTGGTACCAATCGCCCGCGTATTCTCCGCAAACATCTATTTCGACACTTCGGCTTGTATGCCCATGATAGTCACTGGAATACGGCTTCACTGTTATTTGCAAGCCTCTGGTGTTGTGCTCACATTCCCGTGTGGCTAGCTTGGTCCACCTATATGCAACCCAGTCGCACTGATTGTCGTGCGTTTCAAATGGGTCATTCCGTAATTTGAACCCTTGCTCCACAAGCCATTGGCGCAGTTTATCCTCACCTCTCATTGATTACCTGCATCACTTTCTGCAATGTCTTTTCCCATCTCTCTACACATGGGCAATCCATCCCATGTAGGCGGTCCTTAAGTTTATGGTGGAACCACCTACACTGGCTATTGGTTGGTGCGTTCTTGCCTATCTCGCAAATTAATTTTCTCAATCTTGTGTTTTCGGCCACAATTGGATGAATCATCATCATTCGTCTCCATACATTGGTATCAAAACTTCGTTTGTGACACGCCACAGATACGGCTCGCCGCCCGCTATGGCCTCAAATACCGGCAATGCCATGCAGACATACACGCCATTCCAATGATGCTTTTTCTGGCAGAGTGGAATCATATATTTGTCATCTGCCTTTTCATCACCCATTTTCAAAATGGTGCCATCCGGAAGATGCTTAAGGTGGTGCCCATCAGTCTTGCTTGTCTGCTCAACTTCCAACAGGTAGCAAACCACACACGGACATCGCAGGATGCATTCACGGCGTGCTCTGTCCTGGATTCGCATTTATCCTCGTTTGTTCCGAAATCCGCACCCGTCGCATGAGTGCAAACCCTTGTTTTTCTTCCTTCTTCCGCATTTTGGGCATGGATAGCCCACTCTTACACCAAAAATAGTTGAGTTCTCTATCCCTAGCATGGGCATGTGCCCACACATAGCAGCGCATCGAATAGCTAAACTAGTAGGGACTAACATATCATCTCTAGGCATGCCCCGCGCGTGCTGGTCTGCTATGATGTCTAGCGCCTCTGAGTATGGGCTTTCGGGGTCCATAACATGGCCTCTCATCCTAGTCGCATAATACAAAGTTAGACGGCTCCGCGTAGTTCATCGTATCGTTTGCATTCGGCGGCCCAACATTCATAGCAAATCCATTCGCCACCCGAAACAGGATCAAGTTCCTCGGGCTCCTTTGGCTGATCGCACACGTCGCACTTGGTCGGCATATCCCGGAGCATGAAAATGATCTCTCTCCCAGTCAAGCCGCCTAACCCATCATTCGAGTCGGACGTTGCCGCTGTTGGTTCCTTGCACATCGTTTCCTCCGTTTGCGGCAACGCCGCTCAATTCTTTCGTTAGGCCGCTAGTAAGTTGACATGCAATGTTCAGATCGGCTTGAAGATGTTTTATCCTCTAGCAGTTGTTTGATTATCTGCTTATCTGGTTCCGAACTACCTTTTACTGAGTCATATAATTTTGAGTCTTGCTCACTCAAATACTCGTATCGCTTCGGCTCTATTGCGCTTCGTTTCAGCATCGCCCTAACCCCACATTGAACGCGGACGTTGTAGCCACTGGCTGTCCGCAAGTTTTGATGTCCGGCAGGCTACAACGCCGGTTAATTTTGCCGTTAGGCGTCCAATGCGTCGTTTGCCAACATATGAAACCCCTCGGTAGTCATATCGGCCTGGGCTATTTCTTCCAGTGCTTCTCGGTATCGGTTGCATAGGTCTATCAATTTCTGGACATGTTGATCTGTCTTGTCTGTGCGCATACATTACCCTTCATAATAGCCAAGAAGGTGGACCTTTCCGTTTCCACTACGCAACCCCAACGCAACCGGATGCAGGGGTGGCCCTACTATCGCCCCTCGATCATCTCCGGGCGGATTTAGGCTTCCTGGTTTTCAAAGACAAGGATAGCATATCTCTTTGTCGCCACCCGTCAAGTGACCTGCATCACACATAGATTTTACCGGAAGATCCGTAAACCTAGGTAACCATTGCATAACCTAGAATACGCTGTATATTCATTGAGTATGCGGAGATGCCATGGTCCAACCCGTCAGAACAGACAGTGACATTCGCAGGGTAGCAGTGCTTGAAGAAAAAGCACTCTCGAATGAGAGAGCCCATTGTGACCTGGGTAGGGCAATCGAGGTTATGACATCGGCCATTGGAGAGCTAAAAGAAGCCGTTGACCAGGCAAGAGGTACATCAAAGTTTATCGCGTGGTTCGTGCCTATAATTTTAGCTAGTTCATTGGGCATTTCTACCACTATCTCAGAACGCAGATATGCTAGCATTGAAAATCAGTTCCGTGACAACACAGAACGCATTGCAAGGCTAGAGAGGCTTCACATGGAGAAAAACAAAAATGACTAATATCAAATCAATCTTCCCTATCGGCGAAAAGGGCTCCAGAAGCTACACGTCGCACTTTATGAAGTATGATGATGCCAAGTTCGCCATTGACGAGTTCAGGGCAATAGATTTGCACCCTGCAAAGTCATTCGCAGAGTCTGTTGAGTATGGACCATGGTTTTACTCTATCTCGTGGCACAACAAAGCTATCAAGAGATTGATGAACCAAGATGGTGCCATGGGCACTAAATCATACCTGGCGTATCACCAAGGCGAGGTGACAATCGTCCTAGTAGCCACAGACAAACACGGCAAGGATATCCCGACATTCGCGGTTAACGCTGGTGTCAAGTGCCCGCCTCACTGTGGTTAAACCATAGCACCGACCTACTACTGCTCGCGACTGAGTTAGCTGGAGCGGTAGTAGGCAGTGCCAGATGGGTGAGGGCAGGATGCGCGTCAAAGCTACTCACAACCTATCTCTGGATATCAGTACTGCTGGGGGTTCCAGGTCTGGTGATCGCGTGGCGTGGGCACAGTAATGTTTGGACGGTACACCTCTGGATCCTCTGTGCAATCGTGTTTTTGGGCCAATGGGTCCTGATCCGATCGCGGGCTAGGTGTGCCAAACACTTGCGGCCACTGTTGGTATGCGTCCTGTTTGGTTGGTTCTTCTGCGCCTTCACGTTGGGAATCCTGCAAGATTACACGTATCTACACTTAGCCATGGCGGTGCTGGGTTTATCCGGCATGATATGCTCCAGGCATTCGTCTCTTGCCGACTGGGGCATGATTGCAGCGTTTGCGAGTGACGTGTTTTTATGTGCCATCACGACATACTGGCATGCTGAGTTTCCGATGTTTTGGGCGGTGCGAAATGTGGTTTGGTCCATGGCATTGGCATTAGTGGTCAAAGGATCCCATCAATGACCCCTGCTTTGAGTGTGTGTATCTGTACCTACAACCGCCCAGAATGGCTCCATGAATGCGTGCTTTCGGTGCTCAGGTCCGTCGGCGTGGACATGGAGATACTGATAGTAGACAATGGCTCCACCCCAGAGACCGCAGAAGTACTGGACCTGTTGGGGGACCCCAGGATCCACGTAGAGAGGCTGGAGCATAACGACCAGGCAAAGGCCCATCGGATACTCAGGGGCCTGGCCAGGGGCCGCTACACGCTCATCCTGCCCGATGATGACGTGATCGTTGATCCCTTGTGGCTCGGGCATGCGGTAGAGCGTCTGGACCAGACTGGGGCAAGGATATGTAGTCAGTGGAACCCAACAGGATCAAATGCTACAAGTGCTGGCATCCATATTGGTCCACCTCCCGAGCGTGCAGGCATCCGATTACGTCAGGCAATTTGAGGACTTGTTCAGCGTGGGCTTATAAAGATTTTGCCCCCCCTTGACCGGAGTCTTGGGAGGGCGTATCTTTGCCTTTGCAACAAGGTGAGGTAATGGTACCTTCTTTTCGTGAAACGCGCAAGGCTCCCCAGCAAAAAAGCTTGGGCTCATATCGTATCGCCGCCTTCGTGTATTCCCCTTGTGGCAACCCGATCTGGATAACGTCCAGAAACGCTGATCAAGCCGGGTGCATGGCTCCAGCGTTGCCCGCGTTGTGCGGGGAATACCGTTGTGGGACCGTCGTGAGACAGACTCAGAAGGCGGTATGGGATACACTCGCTGCTAATCCTTCAATGGGTGACAGCGTGGACTTTCGCGTGTATCGGCAACCGGCGCGCGAAATGATGGAAGATCTGCCCATATCATGCATCGAAAATAGAAACCTCAGGAAGATCCAGGCCTAGCCTGTTCTAGTTTCGTTTTACCTTTAACCCTTCTCCCTGTCAGAATGTCCCCTTCACGGCGAATTGGGGCACTGGCAGGGGGAAGGTTTTTTATTTCCTAGGAAGATCAAAAGAGAACCCCACATGCAAAGACAGTATGACCCCGAGAAAGGCAAACAAGACTGGATCCGTCGCCAGATCAACGAACGAAGAACACGCAAGCATGCCTTGCAGGTCAAAGAGGACGAAAAACGGCTAAGTTCGAGCACCGCAAAGCAGATCTTGGTGAAAAAATGCGAATAGGCTGTGACCAACATCACTTGACGGGCGTAGAGTGATGCCGTAACCTGAAGTCAGGAGGCAACACATGAACCAGCACGAGAAACCCAGACTTGAAGTTAGAACCCATGACCATAGCCCAGAACAGGCAGCCTTTGTCCATGTTTCCTTCCATATGCTGGGTTGCGGGGTCGGGTCATACTTTATCATCGATGGCAATGATCATGACTCCATCGAAGCTTTAAAGTCCTCACTCGATACCGCATACCGACAGATACAAGGGTGGGAAGAGCGCATGAGGTGCCAGGCCATTATTGATCGTGAGCATACCAAAAGGGAGGTTTGAACCGTTGTGTAACCTTGCCCCCGGAACTCCCGAAGCTAAAAGCAGAGGATGCCGTTGCCATATCTTGGCTTCAGGGCATATCGTATACAGCACCAAATGCCACTTGCACGGGATCAATAGTGATGAAGCCCTGGAATGGTGCACATGTGGAGTCCCAAATACGCCGTGCCTAGTCCATATCGATGCCACAGAAACGTGTGATTACGGTCACTTGACAACCGTATAGCATGCGTTAATCTTGTGGTGAGAGGTGAACATGAACGGAATCAAAGCCCCAAGCCACTACACGTATGCAATGGTGCGATATCGGCTCTACAAGGAAACCAAAGTCAAATTGAGTAGATCCCGCATTTCCCAGCTCGCAAAACCAGGCAAACCCCTAGAGGCTGAAACGCACGAGGGCCAGCGTCTCATCCCTGCGCACCTCGTCATGGCGTTTTTAGAGTCGCGTAAACGTCAGGACCGGAACCTAGAAACTGAGTGATAGTGCGATTATGTCCACAACCAACCCATGGAGTGAGCCTTGATCGCCGCCCTTTTTGTTGAGACCAACGGATGTTACTGCGGTTTGCCTGGCGTGGATCCCTGGGACATCCAGCGGGACGCCCGCCTCTACCGTGGCCCATGGCCAGTGGTGGCCCACCCGCCATGCGAACGCTGGGGGCGGTTCGCCAAGGGATCCATGACCAATCAGGTCCACCAGGTGGGCGATGACGGGGGATGCTTTGAGGCGGCATTGGCATCACTCATGCGCTGCGGTGGAGTGCTGGAACACCCCGCTCACAGCAAAGCGTGGGATGCCTACGGGCTCCGAAAACCTCAGCGAACAGGCTGGTCCTACGATGACGCAAAAGGGCTATGGGTCTGCGAGGTTGAGCAGGGCCACTATGGGCACCGCGCACGAAAGCCAACCTGGTTGTTAGCCTGCGGACCGAAACCTGCGGATCTGATCTGGGGGCCATCCCCCCAGCGCCTGCCACAAAAGCGCCTTGAAGAGCGTGGTTATAAGTCAGCTAGCCGTTGTGGCATGGTGGCCAATATGTCAACCCGCCAAAGGCAACGCACCCCCTTGCCGTTCCGAGAATTGCTCTTGGAGCTCGCCAACAACTGCCAACCCGCCGCGCTGTGCGGCTGATGTCCAGGAGCATGCCGTGACCTTTTTCGATTTTCTTGAGTCGCAGGGCTTTCAGGCAAGTGCATGCTCCGCGCTGATCAACACTGATTTCTATCGGTTAGCTGAACAATTGTGGGGTGCCCTGGAAACAATACGCTACCTAGATGATGCAGAGGCTATGCGTGATGTGGCGGTTGACGCTCTCAAAACTCAAATCGAGCAGCCCGAATGAGGCTATCCAGCCACGGCTGGAGAAAGGGGGCCATATGGCCGCAATCAACGAAAAGCGTGTGAACTGGCGCAAGGTCGCAAAGGAGCGGGGCGATGAAATCAATACCCTACGTAGCCAGATCTTAAACCTAGAGCGCGAAATCGTCCGCCTACGCGAACAGAACCCAACCCCTCTACCTGAATGTTGGGTGGAGTAGCTGTCCAATCTGGAGCCTTACATGTCTGCTTGGGTGATCGAAACGCAGGGGTTCGCCTCCAACACCTACCTCAAAAAAGATGGCGGGGAGACCACGAATCTTTCCGAGGCAACCATATTCCATTCTCTCGAAACCCTGACAACTGCTGAGCAGCAGATCAGTGAAACCTATCCCAATGCCTCCGGGCATTGGATCCCGTGATCTTGTCCACTGGAGGAACCATGCGAGAACCGATGATCGCCATCTTCGATTCCCTCCCAATTTTGTCCCAGCGGCAAGACTCCATCACAGAACAAATCTGGGACATGGTGGCCTTCGCCAACCGCCTCGGATGCTTCGATGTGGCCGATTATCTCAAGGCCTCGATCGAACGCTGCTATGAACCGTCCTATCAAGAATGAGGCTATCCACTCCACGAACCATCTTCCCGACGCCGGGAGAAAGGTCTGATCTATGGCGCTCTACATCAAATGGGCTTTTTGGCTTGGCATCGTTGGCATCGCTTTCAGGGCCATTGCTATGTGCGTCAGCACCTATCCAAGGACCAGGAAGTGGAAGCTCGGGGAGGATGTCGTGGCACTACTCATCTCCGCGTTCTTTGCTTTCTGGGCATGGAACCTGGTTTACGCCTGACCCCTCATGTCCACCATGCGAACCCTCTACTACATGCTGCGCGGGGAGTGGAGTTGCGGCTTCCGCAAGGACTTCCGGCTCTGGATCGATCGCACCTACTACGACGGCGAAATCACCCAACTCAGCCTCGGGTGGTTCTGGATTTTCAACCGCTACTGAGGCTGTCCATCAAAGGGAATCAAGCCGTGGATCTTCAATCTCGCATCGGAGAGTGGCAAACCAGGACCTTCGGGGATGCTCAGACCATCCAAGGGATCGACTGCCACTTGATCCGCGAATTCACCGCGCTGATCGACGCACAGACGCCAGAGGATGCACGGGATGAATGCTCCGATGTGCTGATCCTCCTTATGGGTAGGGCTCATATGATGGGATTCGACCTGCTGGAGGCCGCCGAAAAGAAACTTGCCATCAACCAGGCGCGAACCTGGGGCAGACCTGATGCCCAGGGCGTCATCGAGCATAGCCGTTGAGGCTGTCCAAAACCAACCCAAAAGGATTCCTCTGATGAAGGTGGAAATCGAAGTCACCCTGCTGAAAACCGTTGAACTGGAAACAGTCACACCCGCAACCTTGCGCGAAGCCAAGGACGACCTGTGTTCGAGCCACAGCCTGGAGGATTGCGATTTCACCGCCCGTTGGCTCCAGGTCGGGCATCAGCGCCGCACAGTGCGGGCCGTCCGTTAGTCCTGTCCAGGAGTACGACGTGACCATCCCTCCCATTTGCGAATCCTGCAATGACCAGATCGACGCCGGGGAAGCGAACCTTTGCTACGTCTGCGCGGCCACCCTGCTCCACCGCGCGGAAGATGCCGAAGCCCGCGTGGCGGAGCTGGGGGCTGCCAATGTCAGGCTCCTCCAGGACCGCATGGACTACTCCAGCGTCAAAACCATCGAGGGACTGAACGCATCCGAATGGATCTGGCGCACCGGGAAAGCCGAGCGCCAGCGCGACCAAGCTATCGAGCTGCTGGGGACCATGCTCAGGTATGCCGACTACGGCACCACCCCAACCGAGGACGACAACGTGGTGATCGAATCCCGCGCCCTCCTCGCATCTCTCAAACGCTGATGTCCACTGGAGGAACCTTGGCAACCTACGCCCACATGTGCCGCATGGACCACGAAGAGATCGGATTCAACACCGACTCCGAGACGTGTCCGCTCTGTATAGCGAATGCCCGCGTGGCGGAACTGGGGGAAGAGAAATCAACCGGCTACGCGAGTGGACGATTCCATGCCTGCGCACTCTTGAGCGCCCAAGTCTACGACTCATACGGCGAATCTCTGGGCCTCGACGATTTGCTTGCCCTGTGCGATTACGTGGCCGAAGAATTACTAGGACCATCTTACAAAAATGATTAGCATGAAAACATTTGCACTTGCTTTTACCCTTTCAACGTGCCTTTTTGGGCAAACCGCATACACACCAAAGGGGTGGGTATGGTGTGATAAGCAAGATACTGATGGCAAATGGCACCTAGGCTCTAAAGATAAGCGTCAGCACTTCATCGCCGGGGCTATCGTTGGGGGGAGCGTGGTTATGTATGCAGAGCACAATGGATGGAAGCACCCCAGGTTATGGGGCATCGTTGCAGCTTTCGCGATTGGGTATGCAAAAGAAATACACGATATGCGCAAAGGCTCAGGCACCGCCGAACGTGCGGACGTGCTATGGACCGGGTTGGGAGGGGTTGTTGGCACTGAGATTGTAAGTTTCAGGTGGTGATTACCCTGGACAAACCTCTGCACACCATGTCAAAAGCATAAAATCGTCACCAGCTGTACCCTTTTGTGCGGTTATAACTAATGTTTGTGCAACGGTCGTATCAATGGATCCAGTCAAAGGGCCTAATGCGCTTACTCCCTGACCACTGACATTCGACAAGCCTCCTGGGGGAGGGCCGTACTGTGAATTGGTTGCTGATCTATTACCTATAGTGATTTCATTGATAGTGGACAACGTACTGGCGAGACTAGCCGTAAGAAAATCTGTTCCACCGATACCGCCAAGTCTAATTCTTGCCGTTTTGGCATTTGCATTATTCGTTGTGTACCATTGAGTTTTCACTCTGATCTGACCATATTTGCCCATCACCCCAGCCGGAACGGTGCATGTCGCTAGTATATTTTCGTTTGTGTCCGCAGGTGTAATGCTAGCAGTGGCCCCCCTCCCAATTACAAACCAATTACTAAGCGTAGACCCACTATTATCAAATACATATGTTGCACTAGCAGGACCGGCGCTAACAGGTGGCAAAGATCTAAGCTGAGATATTTTCATATTCGTCAGCGTAACCGTACCTGATGTATCCCAAAGGCATTGTTCCATATCAACAGTACCTGTATACACCATATCATCAACCAATAGCGCAACGCCTGCCGTTGCTGTTGTTATATTAGATAGTGTCAATCTTTCGACTCTTCCAACATAAATACCATTACATCCATAGCCGCAAAGTATATTTTCTAGTCGTATTTGCTGAGTCCCTAGTGCTGATTTCAAATATATCGCATACCCAGCGGCATCAGTCTGTTGTTCTGTTCTTAAATTACGAATCACAATATTGCGGGATGGCAAATACCCTCCGCCTGCTCCACGATTATCATTCATGCGCAAACCGCCTGTGCCTCCTACCCAGGCCTGATATCCATCAAATACGGCATGGCTCATTCCGTGCCCATCCGCAACGTGAATGCAATAATGACCTAAAGCGGACAAATACAAGTTGTAGAAAAACCAATGGTCTACATCCTCTAGTCCTTGAGCGGAGAAATGAGGATTACCTTATATGTAAATTGGATAT